TTCGATTGGCTTCCGCACGCCTGCAGGACGATCTCTTCGTTATCGAATCCTCGGAAGATACCCTGATATTCATCCCGGTTGTCGAAAACCAAGACGATCTCCGCACCTTGACGGCATTCAGTTAGTTCGGCCGGCAACCGCCACGTACCTACTTGTTTCTTTTCCATAGCTGTCTGATATAAAGGTTAAACAATTCTGTAAGTCGTCCGGACTCGAACCGGAACAACAGCCGCATCGCTTTGGCCATTGTGCTATGCCTCCGGTGGAACCGAAGGCCCTGCCGACCCATTTGCCGGTCTTTCCCGGCTGTCAGAGCCTTTCGCGTCACCTGTCCGATGGAGTCAAGCGTCCTGTTCCGCTTTGCCACCGCCATTCTCCGGCGGGTAACCCCTGCGCCATCGTCGCCCTACTCGCACTCGGGTCTTCATCTCAAAAAAGGGGATTGCGGGTGGCCGGGGACTCGAACCCCTGTGCTTATCTCCAAACAACAGCCAATCTTTCCCATTTCGTTGTTCATTTCCTGTCGCCACCCCGTACCGGTTACTCCATAGGCGCACCTCCTTTCTGTTCGATGTTCACATATCGGCGAATGATAGCGAGCGCCCCGTCATATGTATGGGTTTGCATCACTTCTCGCATCATCTGCCCTGCAACGAACTCCGCATGAGCTTTGTCTCGATCTTACTCTTCACGCGATTTCTGTGTTTGGAAGCCGAGCCTCCGAACGTTGGATAGGATCGCTGCTCGCGCCTCCGACATCAGGGTGAAAATATTTCCCTGCTCTCCAGACAAATCGACGGTTATTGTAGGTTTCTCCATATCAACTCGGTAATTGGTTCGATCTAATGAAAATCGGAATTTGCACGACCCGCTGCGGCTTCACGGGCTTCGGTTTGCGCAGGATCGCCTCGAGCTTCGGCACGAGAGCCTGCAGCTCGTCGACGGTCAGCATCCCGAAAGGCTTGCCGGCGATGCGCGGGTCGAGGCAGAACTCATCCACGGCGGCGAATGTCCTGTCGGCCGTATCCACGCCGAGACGCTGCATGCGGTTCAGAGCCGCCGAACGGGCCCGACGCAGCCGCTCCCTGTATGCGGCAGAGGGTTCGCCGAGCTGCTTGCCCGTCTGGAGACACTCGCACATCTCCTCGTACTCGGCAGGGGTCATCTCCCGCAACGACGACGTGCGCCCTCCGGTGAATTGCGACACCAGTACCTCCTTGTGCTGGTCGAGATCGATGCTCTTCGCTTTGGCGATAGCATAGAACCGTGAATAGTTACGCTTCCGTTTCATGGGACTGTTCGGTTTTCGATTCGACGGATGCGTGGGCATCGAAGGTTTCAGCAAGGAAGATGCGCATCCGCCGCTGGCGGGCGACGAGGTATTCGATCATCGCGCCCTCGCTCTGCCGCCAATCCGCCATCATATAGATCGCATCGCTCTTGAGCAGCAGCTTGACATCCTCGCCCATCTGATCCGCCCACTCCGCCTCGAATGGCAATCCGTTACGGAGCGGACTGACAGGCTCGAAGCCGAAGCGCCGGATTTTCGCTTCCGCGGCCTGAAACTTGGAGATCACCTCGTCGATGGGCAGTCCGGTGATCTTACCGCTGATGTAGATTTTCTTGATATCCATAGGTCAATCTTCGATTATGCTGCTGTCATGCAGCAGTTCTTTATAGCGACGATCCCGGGCCGCCTTCGTCGGGAACTTCTCGAGCGTCCGCCATTCGGGAAATCCGAACTGCTTGTACTTGATTTTCGGCTGCGGGTAGTCGTCCTTGCGGATAATCATGAACCCCGCCTTCAGCACCTTGTTTTGAGAGTCTAAATTCATATCATTTTCTGTTTAGTGTTTTCCCTTCCCAGTAGCGTTTGGCCTCCTTTTCGTAGATCGTGCATTCCCCCTTCGGCCCGATGTAGCGACCTTTGCTGAACGCCTTGTGTCCTTCGACCCAGATTTTCAGCGACGCATCGTACATGATCTTCATCGCCGCACGTCCTTCTGGGCGTTTGCCGTCGGCATGGCTGACGAAGATGAGTAGTTTGTTGCGGTGACGCTCCTTGAAGGCGATATACTCCTTGTAGCTCATCTGCGTATATTGGAAGGAATCGATCACCACGAAATCCCACGAGCGGGGCTTCGACAGCGCTTCGTCCATCTCGGAGAAGGTCATCGTCGCGTTGTACTGGAACTTCCGGCCGCACTCGTCCAGCCGGTAGCGGCGGATGGCGTCCTGCGTCGTGCCGCCCAGCCCCTCTTCGAGCGGAAGGTAGAGAACCCTGCCGAACTGGGTCAACTCCTTGCAGAAGGAGGCCACCGCCGAGGTCTTGCCATTGCCCGAATTGCCCCAGAAGAAGACCACGCCCGTGCGGTCGATCTCGCCGACGCAATCCGCCCAGATGCCGCCCGGGCGGATCGTCCGGCGCTTGAGCGTCAATACCTGTTTGGCTGATAGTGTGCGACCCATTTGAACAGCGTTTGAACGGGGTTATTTCTTGATTTGGGCGAGTTTCTTATTCTTGTGCACCGACTTGCGGACGCGCCGCATGTCGAAATACTCCTTCGGCTGCTTCTTGTCCCACGGATTCACGGACATCGAGACCATCGTGCGGGCATCGGCCACCACCTCCGCAATCGCGCTGTCGGCAGTCAGGCCGTTCGCCCGGCAGACGGCCGTAACCTCGTGGCGGGTCGCAGGCGTCAGGTCGATGAAACGCCGGCCGATGCGGGAATAGATTTCGTCGTAGCCCTTCTTGTCGTACTCCAGTCCGATGCTCATGCGGCGCTTGATATATTCGGTCGAGAGGAAGATGATGCCACAGCGGCCTTCGAGGGCATTGTAGATCGAAATGAAGTAGTAGAACACCGTATCCATCAGCTTGTCACCCTCGTCGAAGACGAGCAGCGGACGGTCGAGTACACGCAGCGCGTCCGTCACGGCTTGGAGTTTCTCCCGCAGGCTCGTCTGGGCAAGCTTGAGACCGAGGACACGGGCCATTTCGCGAATGAAGTCCCCGCGCCGCATGTCCTCCGAGCACGAAACGACGAAGACGTTCTCATGCTTCGACGCATAATCGTGCGCGGTCGTCGTCTTGCCGATGCCGGCATTCCCGACCACCCACGAGACGTTTTGATTCGCTTGTGCATCGGAGAGCAGAACCGACAACTCCCGGTAGGCGGTCGTTTCGCAGACGGCCCACTCCTCCGGATTGATCGGGGAGACCAGCGACCGAATGCGCAGGAACATCTCATCGCTGATATTGTCGAACTTGCCGTTCAGAATCGCGCTGACCGTGCCCGTGCTCAGACCGAGCGAATTGACCGCCTTGTTCTGGCTGGGATATTTGGACACGTACGACTGAAGCTGCGTCTGGACGGTCTGTTTCTCTTCGAGTGATAACTGTTTCATGTCGTTATGATTTTATGGTTTACATTCGGTTGAAAATAGCCGTCGGATCGAAATCCATATTGCTGACCGCCTTGGTATATTCGCCGACGGAGACCGGTTCCGGCTCGGCGGGAACGACCATGACTGCGTCGGCCAGCCGCTCGTACTCTTTTTCGCTGATGCCTTTGAGGGCCGGAGTCCGCAGCCCGTGCTGTTCCGGAGCGACGCCGTGTTCCAGCTCCAGCGCGTGCGCCTCGATCTGGCGGCGAACCCGCTCGCGCTTGTTCGCATCGTCGTTGAAGCGGATCAGATCCATGTCGCCCGGCCGCTGCTCCTGAATGTTGCGGCGGATCGAAAGGTAGGGATAGGCCACCGTCTCGTAGCGCAGCCCCATCGGAGTTCGTGTGTAGAGCAACGCCCGATCCATGCGCTGAGGGTCGAACTTCACGAAGAACTCCCGACCGGTATTATCCCGGCGCCATTCGTAATCCGGACGACCGTCGGCGGTCAGCACCTCGTAGGTGTACTTGCGGTTTCGGTACTGAACTGTGATGCCGTCGGCCGTGAACAGGCTCGGCTGCTCGGTCGTCAGCCAGAACAGATCGATCATGTCGAACTCTGTAACCGGGTCGGTGGCCGGATTCACGCTCGCACGGTACATCTCCTCGTGGGCGATCCCCGTATCGTAATGTTTCATGGAATTCCACTTGCAGCGGGCTGCGGCGTAGGCCGCCAGCATCTCCTCGTAGGTGAACAGCTTCTCCTTGTTCGCCTCGAGGAACTCCCTGTTGATCTTCCACGCCTCCTTCGAAGTGATGTTGCCGCCCGTGAATCGCCAGTCCTCATGCAGCACTTGCTGCTGGAACCGGCCGAAGGCAGACTCGATGCTCTTCGACGGGCCGTTGTACGGCGCCGTCGGCCGATTGATGCGGCAGATGTTCGCGAAGAACTTCTGCGCGATCTTGCTCCGTTGGCCGCCCTGATTGTCGGTGACGATCTCGTAGGGTTTGCAGCCGGCCGTCTCGATGGCCATGCGGAAGGCGGCGAACTGCGCGTCGAAGTTCTCGCTGGCGCTGACCGAGTAGCCGAGCAGCGTTTCGCTGTAAGCGTCGATGACCTCATAGACCGAAACCGTGCGGATGACGGTCTTGCCGTTTTCGACCGCCTTGTAGAACAGGTTGAGCTTCGTGCCGTCGCCGTACCACAGCGAATCGCGCATGGTCGGCATTTCGGTCTTGTTGCGGCGGGCGTAGAGCTGCTTGGCCGCCAGCTCGCCATAGACGGCGTCGTACCACAGCGGCTTGACCTCCGGCCGTTCGAGGTATTGAACCAGCGACGACTGCGAGGCGAGCGGCTTCCATCCGCGGCGCTCGGCGATGCGGTTGAACTCCTCGAAGAGCTGCTTGGTCGTGTAGACCGGGACGCGGCAGCGGCGCAGGGCAACGATCTGCCGGCCTGCCGCTTTGGTAATCTTCAGCGTATTCGCGTTGCAGAACTTACCCGACACGAGGCAGACATAGCCCTCCTTGCGGTACTGTCGGAGTTTGTCGCGCAGGCGGGCTTCGCTCTTCGGGAGCGTGTGCCCGTAGGCATCGCGCAGCTCCTCGGCAGCGGCAAAGATATTCGACCAGATCACGGGCGTGTGGTTGCCGTAGGCTCGGCGCATCGTCTTCTGTGTTTCGAGCATATCCCGCAGGGCATTCAACACCCGTGCATTCAGCGTGTATTCCTCCTGCTTCTCCTCTGGCAGATGCTCGCCGTTCGGAAGCAGGTGGTCGTGGTAGAATCTCCGAGCCTCCGCATCGGAAGCAAGCGGCATTTCATCCTGTTTCATCGTCTTCTCCGGATCACCGTATTTTTCCTCGAAGCGGATACGGAAGCGTTCCGGTAAGGAGCGGTACTCGATCAGAGCATACGACCCGAGGCCCTTACCCGGACGAAGAACATTTATCCGGCCTCGCGTCACGAGATGGTCGTAAGCACTACGACTCATTACCGCCTCGCCATCATCCGACCGTGTCAGCTCGTGCATCGTCACCGCTATCGTATTTCCGAAATATTCCATCGCTTCGTTGTTCTTGATCCCGCGCCGGTATCGCTCCGGGCAACGCCTCCGCGTTCACGGGAGATCATCATTTATCTGTTCAATGAATCCGTGAGGCTTTGAGCCTCGAATACGATATTGCCCCAGTCGTGAATTTTGACGTCGGAGAACGTCTTCACGGAACGCCCGTTCCGGCTGATGTCGGCCGTGCATGTGGCGTTGTCGAACACCACTCGAACACCGTTCGAGAAAGTCTGAATAATCCGCCGCACACCGCCGGCATCATGCTCGAAATCGGTTTCGCAATTCGGCATGAAGCCGTTCGTGACATCGACTTCGCTCATTACACGCCCTCCATCCTGCATGGCCATGCGGCGAATCTTTTCCGCCAGCGCGCTTTGGGTCTGGAACGTCAAGGCAGACCACAGCGTCACACGGCTTACGCCCAACGCCCGACGGATGCGAGCCTTTTTGGCTGTCGATAATTCGATATATTTCATCTCTTTCCTGTTTTAGTTTGGTTCTACATATTAGTCGGCCAACTTCTCTTCGAGATACTTTACATCTTCCTCCCAAAGGGGAAGCCCGCTCTTGATCTTGTACAGTGTCGCTGCTTTTCTCCCGATGAGCCTGACCGCTTCACGATAGAAATCCGCATCGTCATAGGCAGCAGCCTTGCCGAGGAGGAATTCCGCGAGGCTCGTTCGGTTCTGACGTGCGTCGTCTAACTCGTTATTACGCTCCTCAAGCATGCCGTTCAAAACTGTAATGCGTCGATAATATTCCGCTACGAGGGCGCTCGCTCCGTGTTTCTTATACTCTGTACAGAACTGATCCTTGTCCATGTTCCCAGCGGCCATATACATCGCCTCTATCCGTGCGTATTCTTCCGATGTAACCGTTTTGCTCGTCCGATCTTCAAATTCCTGCTGTGTCATAATTTCGATCATTTAATTCTATTTGTATCATATCGAGAATGTTACTGGTCATCATGCTGTTGACCGCCAGAACTGCGCTACCGATACCGTTCTGTTTCATCCAGCGCTTCGCCCGGTTCATAGCGGTGACTTTGCTCGAACCATCCGGAATAAATGCATCCAGATCGTCGTAGTCGTTCGTCAGTAGTTGAAACCAATATCGTTTCATCGCCGGGTTATTTTACTTCATTGATGATCGGTCGCAGGGAGCAGCCGTAAGCTGTCACCAGAGCGTCGGACATGCGTTTCACGAAGGAAGCGGACGCTTCGAAAACAATCCCGGATTTCTCCGTATAGCAGAATGCAATACCCCGCGTAATCAGGTAAAAGCAGACTTTGTTCTTGCTGCTCTGTGTCTGCCACGTTTTCAGTTCCTCTTTCATATCAATGATTCAAAATTTTCACTACCTTTATAGCGCCTTAACTTGTTAAGACGATGCAAATATAATACGCAAATGCGAATATTCAAAATAAAACGCGAACAATTTTCGCTTTTGCGAATAATTTTAGAGCAATGAATATAAACGCCCGATTTGAAGAGATTATAAATTCCTTATATAAAGGAAATAAGCGAGCATTTGCGCAGAGCGTTGGTATATCGGCAACTGTCGTAGAAAATGTAGTTGGGACTCGAAAAGGAAAACCATCATATGATGTTCTTGAAAAAGTATGCGCAAATGCGAATATATCCGCCGAATGGCTACTGACCGGTAAAGGTGAAATGCAGCGCGCAGAAGATCGGCAGTTGGCCATTCCCGCCATCAAGGAGCAGTTCTCCCTCCGTACAGATCGCACGATTGGAATGCAGAGCGTCCCGCTGTATGAACTTGACGCCACCGCTGGACTGGTGGCCCTCTTCGATGGAACGACCCGGCAGGTTCCGGTCAGCCATTTGCAAATTCCCGACCTGCCGCCGTGTGACGGAGCATTATATGTTCGCGGAGACTCTATGTATCCGCTTCTGAAGAGTGGAGACATCGTATTATATAAGGAGATTCCCTATACCGCGAGCAGTATATTATGGGGCGAAATGTATCTACTGTCGTTCACGCTCGATGGCGAAAATTACATCACCATCAAGTACATACAAAGGGCAGACGACGACCGTTTCGTTCGGCTCGTCAGCCACAACCCACACCATTCCCCAAAAGAGATT